ATATTATTGTAGTTTATAATATTATTTTTTTCATTATCTATTTTTCCATTTAACCAGGTATCAAACATATCTTTTTCAATAACATTTTCATTTAATAATTTGTACATTTTAGAATAGTCGATTAAGAATTTATTTATTTTTATATCATTAAAGGCTAAAAGTCCCGCATCAAGTCCTTTTAGATTTATAATTGAGGTAAATCCTTCATTCGTTAATATAACATCACTTAAAACTTTAAAAATATCAGCATATGTATTAAG